GCAAAAAGGATAAAGATGAAAACTTGGAATCTAACAAAGCAAAACTTACCGAATCTAATAAAAAAACTAAATGAATTAGATTTTACTAAACGCTGGAAGGTTGTTTATTATGAGCAATCTGAAAAGCGTAGTAATGAGCAAAATGAAAGGTTATGGGGTTATTTATATCCAAGCATAGCAAGCCATTTAGGTTATTCTATTAATGATTTTCATAAAATTTGTAAAGGTAAATTTTTGCGAACAGAAATAGTTGTTGATGATGAAATAATACCTGTAGTAAAAAGCACAACTAAATTAAATGTTAAAGAATTTACAGAGTATATGGAAAATATTGAACAATGGGCTGCTGAAGAAGGTTGGTTAATTGAAAGGTAGGGATTTTATTTTGTTAATACAAAAAGAATTTAATGACGGTAAACCTTTACCATATAGATATAAAATGTTTGTTAAGCCTTGGAAACAAGCACAAACAAAAGATTGGGTTAATTATGATGAAAATAAATATTGGACACCAACTCAATATTTATCAATAATAAAAGATATAAAAGAATATCAGGAAATATACCTTGGCAAAAACAAAAGACGAAAAAAAACATTATGACCGCCTTAGCCAATTAGGTTGCGTTGTTTGTTTACGTGAAGGTCATGGTTACACACAGCCAGCAATACACCACATCAGGTCTGATGCTGGCATGGGTATGAAATCACATTGGTCAAAAGCCATTCCATTATGCCCAATGCACCACCAACATGGCGGATGGGGAGTAGCACTTCATGCTGGGCAGAAAGAGTTTGAGAAGCGTTACGGAACAGAAGAAGAACTTTTGGAGTATACGACACAATGTTTGAATACTGTTTAGTAGTTTGGTTAACAATGGAAGAAGCTAAATATATTGGTAACTTTATAAGCTGTGCGGTAGCTAATGATTATGTTGCAGAATACTATGCAGATGCACCATATACAAGTTGCTTGCATGAAGACTATATTGTATTACCAAAACAATTTGTTAAAAGGGAAATTAATTATGCAAAATGATTTAATAAATTATAAATATATTTACGATAATGGAATGCAAAAAACTAGAGATGAAGTTGTAAAAGACATTATTGAATTTATGGGCGACAAAGTTTATTCAATGGGCGATATTGCTAAAGGTATAGGTCTTAATTATGTTTCAACAACATCAGCAGTTCGTTGGGCAAAAAGAAATAAATTAATTCATGGTAAGCGTGTTGGTCGTAAATATGAATTTGGTGCAGGATTTCGTGAGGAAAGCTCATGTTTGTTAGCTGATTTATTATACCCAAAAGATAAAATATTAAAGAATTTTAAAATTAAAAGTATTAAAACACGTAAAGCAGAAGATGCTCCTAATATTACTTATATTGCAAAAGGAGGAGGCGTGCGTTACACTAATCATGTTTTAGATACTGTTTATGACTAATGACACTTGATTTTCTATTACAGCTTCTTGATGATTGGTCTAGGTGGATGAGATATGATAATCATAAATTAGGTTATCCGTCTAAATCTATTGGCTTATCATCTGGTGGCAGTTCAACAGTAGATACATTTGACGAAATGATAGAAGATTTAGATAACGATAATGTTAGAACAATAGATGCTTTAATACATTCACTACCCATTGAAGAACAAAATGCCATATATGCTCGGTATTTACATACAAAAAAACCTTTTTACTACGAGTTAAAATTACAATTCGCATTAGATAAACTCCTTTTAAAAGCGGAACAACGTATTCCCTATTGACTTAAATTGCCGATTTTGGTATAATCAGAGCAGTGGGCATTTCTACGCCCAAAATTCTTAATAAATTCCCTGAGGACAGCCATGCCGTTAAAAAAAGGTAAATCAAAGAAAGTAATTTCTGCAAATATACGTACAGAAATAAAATCAGGGCGACCTCAAAAACAAGCAGTTGCAATCGCATTATCTAAAGCAGGTAAATCTAAAAAGAAAAGGAAATAATTATGCCAATGGTCGGTGGAAAAAAATACAGTTACACAAAAGCAGGTATGGCAGCTGCAAAGAAAGCTGCTAAAAAGACAGGCAAAAAGATGACAACTAAAACAGGTTATAAAAAGAAATAATGGCTAAACAAGGACTCTATGCAAACATCCATGCAAAAAGAAAAAGAATTAAAGAAGGCAGCGGTGAAAAAATGGCAAAAAAAGGTGACCCAACCAGACCATCCGCAGCAGACTTTAAAGCCGCAGCAAAAACAGCCAAAAAGCCTAAGCGAATTATTAAAAAACGTAAGTGATTGCGTATAAAGGAAAGAACTATGCCAGATAGATTTGGAAACCCAACAACAGAAGAACTCAGAAATATGTATATGAGTCAAACAAACTATGGTCAAAACCTAGGTGCGTTAACGGATAAAGACATTGAAATGTTTTATAATGCCGGTGCAGGAGTTATGCCAGAGGAAGATTATAGAAATTGGTTTGCTAACTCAATGCGTAATGAATTTGGCGGTGCAATGTCTGATAGAGATGCTGCGGTATTAAATCAATTAACACGTGGCGGTATATTAGGTGCTACCTCAGACATGGATATGAATCGATTAGGCAATGCTATTGTATCAGGTGGCACAAATATGAATCCTAACTCATTAGGTATTTTAGGTGGTATGTTCGGTAATGCACCAGCAGCTAGAAATACAATTTATGTTCCAAAAGAAGGTGATTCAAGAATGGGCGGAGGTCTCACAGATAATGATTATATGAGATTTATGCAAAATATGTCAGGTATATTAAGATAATTGGTAGAAAGCCCATGCACTTATGAGTGTTATTTAATTGATGACCGTTGTATAAGATGTCATAGAACATTATGGGAAATAAGAAACTGGGTAAAATTGACAGATAAAGAAAAAGAGCAGATAATTGAAAAATGCTCAGAATATTTGTAGGATTTGATGGACTTGTAGAACCCATTGCATATCATGTTTTTTGTCAAAGCGTGATAGAGAAAGCAACTATCCCTGTAAGTTTTACACCATTAGCACTAAACACATTAAACAATTACATGGAGACACATAATGATGGCTCTAATGCTTTTATCTATTCTCGTTTTTTAGTTCCTTATTTATGTGATTTCCAAGGCGAAGCTTTATTTGTAGATGGTGATATGTTATGTCGTGAAGATATAGCACAATTAATTAACAGCATTGATAAAACAAAAGCAGTCTCTGTGGTCAAACATGACTATAAAACAAAATACCCGACTAAATACCTCGGAAATAAAAACGAAGATTACCCTAAAAAAAATTGGTCAAGTGTCATGTATTGGAATTGTGGACACTATAAAAATAGAGTATTAACTCCAGAATATATAATGACAGCTAGTGGCAAGCATTTACACCGCTTCCAATGGCTATTAAATGAATTTATAGACCTAGTTGGTGAAATAGATAAAGAATGGAACTGGCTAGTATCAGAATACGAGTATAATGAAAATGCCAAGCTGGTGCATTTTACGATTGGCACACCATGCTTTGATGATTATAAAGATTGTGACTATGCAGAAGAATGGAGCATGGCACTAGATAATTTATTAATACCTTTAGACAACCAACCATAATGGAGTTGTATGCAAATAGAAAACAAATTAATAAGTGATTTAATTCCTTATGCAAATAACGCTAGAGAACATAGCGAAGAACAAATATTACAAATAGCTTCAAGCATTAAAGAGTTTGGCTTTAATAATCCTGTCTTAATAGATAAAGACAATGGCATTATAGCTGGGCATGGTCGTTTAGAAGCAGCTAAAAAGTTAGGCATGACTGAAGTGCCAACTATCCGATTAGAACATCTTACTGACACACAAAAGAAAGCATTTATCCTAGCTGACAATAGAATAGCTATTAACAGTACATGGGATACTGATTTACTTTCATTAGAATTAACCGACATTAAAGATGATTTTGATTTAAATATGTTAGGTTTTAATGACGATGAAATAAACGTATTAACTAATCCGATTGAAGAATTAGATTACGAAGAAGAAGAAATACCAGAACCACCTGTTGAGCCTAAAACAAAACTAGGCGATATATATCAATTAGGTAATCATAGGTTAATGTGCGGTGATAGCACAAGCATTGATGATGTTGATAAATTATTAAATAACACAGCAATAGACTTAATATTTACTGACCCACCATACAACGTAGCATTTAATGGTCGCAGTGGTAAACATGATGTTATTAAAAATGATAACCTGACTAAAGAACAGTTTGAAACATTTATTACAGAGACTTGCAATACAATAAAAGCAATTAATGCTAAAGCATATTATGTTTGGTGTAACTGGAATTTTTATGGCATATTACAAGATAAGTTAGAATATAAAACTTGTATTGTGTGGGCAAAAAATGTATTTGGCATGGGTACAGGTTACAGACATCAACATGAGTTTTGTTTATTTAATGGCAAAATTGATGAGCATATTAATAATGAATCAGATTTATGGGAAGTAAAAAAAGATTCTAATTATATGCACCCAACACAAAAGCCTGTGGATTTGTCTGTAAGAGCATTTAGCAACCATATTAAATATTTAAATGTATTAGATTTATTTGGTGGCAGCGGTAGTACA